CGACGATTGTATTTTGAATCGCATTAGCGTCATCGCTTGTGACCCAAGTGAAGTCCATATCGGTATTGCTGGTCTTCGATAACACTTGGCCGGTTGTGCCGCCCTTGAGATCGACCAACGACGTATCGATGGCATTTCCAAGGGTTCGCATCGCGAGAGCCCCATCTTTGACCAAATCGGTATCGTCGGGCGTTTCCCAACCGAAGTTCGTTGTTGTTGCCATTAGCTGATGACTCCTATCGCGTCTTGCCATTCTAGCGTACTGAGGATGCTATTCCAGCTCTCTGCGCTCGAAACCTGATCCCATCGTTGCGCGACTGCTGAAAATTCTGTGGGTGTTGCGTTGAGGGTAATTGATAGCCCCGAGACCGACGCTCTAAACGTCCAGCCTTCAACGTATCCGGTGAATTCGCCGCCTAGCATTTGAGGCGGAAGGTTAGTGATGCGGACTGGCTGACCCATAAAAACGTTGAGTAATGCGTCTCGGTCTGCATCATCGATTTCAGGGGATTGAAGCGGGAAGGTGATTGAACGGAACTGGTAACGAGGATAAGCGCGAAGCTGAATTAGTCGGTCGGCCATATCCTCGACGTCGGATGCGTTCTTGACGTAGCTTGAGAACTGCTCGGCATAAAGACCATAGGTCGCTTGAGATGCCGCGTCTTCGGCGGTGTATCGGCTATTGAAGTTATTACCATAATCGATGACGATTTTATTGGCTAAGTCGCCCTGACGTTGAATGATGCCAATACCCGCGCCAAGCGCGTGGCTGGCGTCTAGGTCGGTGTATCCGTTGGCTACTAGGTAATCCTGTCGGTGGCTGGCGTCGGCGTAGCCGATAAGTCCAGTCGCGTCCTCATATAAATATCCAAGGGCTGATGAGGCGATTTGATTGGCGAGGACTGAGATAACTTGATCCTCGATCTGTCGGCTCACCATCGTATATTCGCCGGTATCAATTTCCCCAAGTCCAATGTTTGACGCATTGGCCCAAGTCTCAGTCGGATTGTAGGTGTTCCAACTTTCCGCCGCTGGGACTTCATTCCAGCTATTGAGAAGCAAATCATCGAGTAGGTCTTGAATCTGTGCGCCGTCTAATCCCTCGGCTAAGTTGCCGTTGAATATAGCTCTTTGAAGGCGGCTGAGTGGGCCGATTGCGGTGATGTTGATTGTCGTGACTGCCGCCTTATTCCCAGCGGTGCGAACGACTTGGCGAAGATCAGAAATGCGACCGCCGAAGATTGTAACGAAATTGCCAGATGTATCTTTGACTTCGATGGAGATGGCCGTATTTACTGTAAAGTTATAAACTGTATTATCTGTGTTGATAAGTTGAAGTTCGCAGTATCCCGCAGGCGTTGGCGAATTGACGTCAAGTCGGCCTGAAGTGATGGCGAGGTTGGCAAGGGTTACCGAAGTAACGTCGTTGCCGTTGCTCTTGATTCGCCATTGAGGAGTCCAAGCCGTCATAGAACCTGAGCCGTATCTCTTAGACCGCCTCCGCCGCCTGTGCCTCGGTTGGTGGCCTGATTCAGAGCATCGACGACAGCTCGGCTAAATCCTTCTTCATCGATGACGCTTGGGGCTTGAACGATAATAGTGACTCCCCCGCCGTCGTCGGGACGTAGGTCGCCTCGACCGCCCAAGGCTCCTGTGCCTGTCTGAGTGAAGCCAAGGAAGTCGCGGACGAATTGCGTTGGGTTTGTAATTCCGGGAATGCTAAATACTGGAGCTCCAGAAGTGGCCGAACCAGAAGTAGCCGTTCCTGATCCTGTGCCTGTGCCTCCTGCAACTGGTGGTACTGAAATTGGCGGAATTGAACCTGTTGAACCTCCACCACTTGTACCTGAACCGCTACCACTTCCGCTTCCACTAGCTGTTCCGCCAAATGGCAACCCACCCGGAGCGACAGTATTGCTTCCAGTTCCCGCGCTTCCAGTTCCAATGTTAGGAATTGTTGCAATATTTGGCAGGGTTGGGATTGAATTGTAAGCGCGAATGACTCGATTGATTGCGTTGATTGCATCATTGACAAGATTTTTTATGCTTGTAACGACTGTGCCAACGACGTTTATGATGCCCGAGACTGCGGTGGCGACACCTTTGACTGCGTTTATCAATGCGCCATTGAATAATGGAATCAAATAATCTTTAGCGAAAGCCCATAAATCTCGCAAAGCGTCTTCGTTATTTTTGAAAGCTTTGACAATCGGATCAACAGCGGTTGATTTCAATTCTTGAAATTTTGGAATTGCGGTATCGGTAATAAATTTCAATAATTTATCAATAATTGGCAACAAAAAGGTACCAACTGTTTCTTTTGTTTCATCAAAAGCCACTTGCAGTCTTGCGATTCGACCTTCAAAAGTTTCGGCTTGAGTTGCGGCGGCTCCGCCGAAAGTGTCTGAAAGTTGTTTGATGCTACCTTCCAAGCCAAGAGTCTTTATCTCAGCGGCAGATAGACCAATACCTAAACGACTGAGTGAGCTAGTGTTACCTTCATAGGCTTTACCTAATGCGTTTGAAACTGTCTCAACGTCTTTACCAGTAGCGGCTGAAACGTCGAGCGCGATATTGAGTAACTCTTGAGACTTCTCGACTGATCCTGTGGCAACTGCTAAACGCTGAAGGGCTGGGCGGAGTTTGTCGTCGGCTACGCCAGTCGCAAGGGAAGTCTTGAGGATTTGCTTTTCTACTGCGGCAATTTGGTCATCCGTCGCCTCAGTTACGTTCTGCAACGCTAGGGCTAAACGCTTCTGGGCGGCTTCGTCTTCGATGGCGGCCTTGACGCCTTCAATGGCCAACTTGCCAGCGTATGCTGCGGCGGCCGCGGCGGCGGCCGCAAAAGCGGCGGCGGCTACCTTGCCCATCTTGGTAGCTTTGTCGCCAAAACTTTCGACTGTGTTCTCGCCTTTTTTCATATCGGCGTTGAACTGTTTTGTTTCGGCTAAAATCTCAAGCTTTAGCGTTCGCCAATCTTTAGCCATTTATGCCGTCCATTTCTTTACGACTTTATCCATCGCATCAATCCAACGCTTAGTCAATTCAGGCTGAATTTTGCGAAGGGTCGGATAGATAAACCAGCCGCGAGACCCAACTCCATATCGGCCTGAGTAAGCTGGGAACTGCTTCCACTTACCAGTAGGATCACCAAATTCCAAGCCGCCCCAAAGTTGCTGAGTCGTCGCGCCTCCAGAGAAACGCTGAGATGCAAATCCGAAGGAAATGCGGCCAGTCTTTGAAGTGTTGCTGACTTTTGCGCCATCAACGACTCGTCTGACTGCTTTTCCTGAAACGCGTCTTTGATAACCGGCTTGTTTGATTTCACCCACCGCATAAGAAGCCAAAGCGTTAGAAGTAGAACGAGCTTGTTCAACTGCTTCATCTCCCATCAACGAGAAGGCCTTAGCTAATTGGCGAAGTTCGCGCTGGGTATATGGGCTCAGGCCCTCATCTGCCACCTTTGCGCTCCTTCAATATCTCGATTGCCGTAAGAACTTCGTTGATGTCCGTCCATTCGCTCATCGGGATTCCGGTCGCTATTGCTACTTCTATAAGTAGCCTATTTACGCTTCCGGACTCGTAGCTTTTGGGCTTTCATCTCCAATCAAAATCTCATCTACTGACAACTCCCAAATCTCTTGCGACTTGGTAGGTTTTCCAGCCGCCTCTCGCTTGTAAGCGAAATAGGCTAGATCGAGAAAGTCCGCTTGCTGATAGGCCGAAATATCCTTGAGGGAGTAAATCGATTTGCCAGTCTTGCGTTCCCACTTAGCCCATTCGGGTAAGCCAGCGACGTAAGTGACTTCCTCGCCGTTCGTATATTTGATTGTGATATTTAGTTTCATTGCTCCCGATTCCTATCTCTTAGCTGAAAGTCTCTGTGACTTCACCCTTTGCGATTTTGAAGGTGAAGGAAACTGTCTGTGCGTCGATTCCTGATCCGCCAGCAGTTGGGAACTCTGGAAGGATTGGGAATGAGAAGACTGCGCCGGTGGCGGCAGTCAAGCTGACTGTGATTGTTGTATCAGGCGCGGACTCTGCGGCGGCCCATAGAGCCTCACATACTGAGTTTGCCTTACCCCAGTCTGAAAGCATATCGAGCTGGAAGGTTCCTTCGATATTGACTGTCTTGTAAGCCTCGCCGTCGAGTGTCTGATAAGTCTCGCGAACGTTTGTCTTTGTCAAGACTGCGTTTGTCGCTTGGGCTTCAATATCTGTTCCACCTGTGAAAGATAGCGAAACGTCGCGACCAGTAATTACTACTGTTGCCACTTTTTCTCCTTAGTTAGTCTGTGTGTAATAGGTGGAAACGCGAATATCTGCAACCAATAAATTGACTGCACCCACTTGCGTAACCGAAGGCTGACCTACTGGGCCGACT